GATCGAATTCCGCAACACCAACGAGGTCATCCGCGAGCAGTCGTCCTTCCTGGACTTCTTCCTGACGGTCGTGATCCTTACCGCCGTCCTCCCCATCTGCATCTACTTCTTCGGATGAACCAAGAAACCAATCGACCCATCGTCATCTCCTATGGTGGCGGGACCAACTCCACGGCCTTGCTGTGGGGCATGTACGAGCGCGGCATCCAGCCGGACCTCATTCTCTTTGCGGACACCGGGGGCGAGATGCCCGCGACCTACGCCCACGTCACCGAGGTCGCCAAGTGGTGCCTGGACATCGGCTGGGATTTCCGCAAGGTCTCCAACGCCGACCCGTTCCCTCGTAAGCGGCACAACCACACCTCCCTGGAGAACGAGTGCTACAACAACCAGACGCTGCCCTCCCTGGCTTTCGGGTTCAAGGGCTGCTCTGCCAAATGGAAACGCCAACCGATGGATCGGGCTGTGAAGGCCTGGGCCGAGGAGCACGGGCACTTCGAGGACGGCAAGAAGGTGGAGCGTTGGATCGGCATTGACGCCGACGAGAGCCACCGCAGCGCCGCCTTGGAGGACTCTGTGGACAAGCACTTTGTGTACCGCCGCCCTCTCATCGACTGGGACTGGGGCCGCGACGAGTGCGTTGAGGCTATCGGGCGCTCCCCGTTTGAGCAGCCGGGCAAGTCGGCGTGCTTCTTCTGCCCCGCAGCCAAGAAGGCCGAGGTCTTCAAGCTCGCGCAGGAGCACCCCGACCTCTACCGCCGCGCGGTGGCTATGGAGGAGCGTGCTGCCCCGAAGCTGGGGACCACGAAGGGCCTTGGCCGGAACTGGTCGTGGAAGACGCTCATCGAGGAGGGGGACAGCCCGCTCTTCCGTGAAGTGATCTCGCAGGATTGCGGCTGCTACGAGGGAGGTGACCTCGATGACTGACCGAGACAACAAGCGCCTGATCGGCCTCGTCGGTTACTCCGGCTCCGGCAAGGACTCCGTGGCTGCGGAGCTCTGCCGCTGGGGTGGCTACACCCGCTACGCCTTCGCGGACTCCCTTAAAGCGCTCCTGCTGGCTACGGACAAGACCTACGGCGACTCCCTGGAGCGCCTGGAGGACTGGAAGCGGCGGGGCCTCCATGAGACCCGCGAGAAGCTCCAGCGGCTCGGACAGACCCTACGGGATTACGACGAGGACTTCTGGGTGAAATCCATGCCTGCCATCATCGCGGACAAGGCTATCATCACGGACATCCGGTACGACAACGAGCTCGACTGGGTGAAGAAGAAGGGCGGCATCGTGGTCGCCGTCCACAGGCCCGGCTACGGCCCGGTCAATGACCACAAATCCGAAACGAACACAACCCGTCTGCTGGACCTCGCAGACACCACCGTAACGAACAATGGCACACTCGAAGAACTTGCAGCTCGCGTCAACACCGCTCTCTGAGGACGTTCTCGTCTTCGACATCGAAACCAATGGACTCCTCCCCGAACTCCACACCCTTCACTGCATCGCGGTCGCTCCAGCGACTGCAACGGATTCTGAAGAGGTGCTTCTCTTCCACGACGACGAGGAAATCACGCCGTGCGCGGGCTCTACGCAGGAGGGTGTCGATTACCTACAAGCCCACGTTGCCAAAGGCGGCAAGCTCGCTGGGCACAACATCATCGGCTACGATTGCCCGGCGCTTGAGAAGCTGTACGGTCTGCGGTTCTCCCCGGAGGATCTGCACGACACGACAGTGTGGAGCCGACTGATCTACTCCGACCGCCGGGAGCGCGACTTCCGGCTGCATGAGCAAGGCCGCATCGAGGGCAAGTTCATCGGGCAACACTCGCTGGCCTCCTGGGGCGACCGCCTCGGGGAGCCCAAGGGCGACCCCGGTGGGGACTGGTCCACCTTCACGCAGAGCATGGCGGACTACTGCCGCCAGGATGTCGTGGTGAACTGCAAGCTGTACGGCGTGCTCGCCAGCCGCCTCCCTGAGAACCACCACTGGGAGACCCTGTTCGCAGACTTCTGTGAGCGCCTGGGGCGCACCGGGGTGCAGTTGGACCGCGAGGGCGCTATGAAGCTCCTGCGGACCTTGGAGGACCGCAAGATGGAGTTGGAGGACGAGATCCAATCCGAGTTCCCCCCTAAATACATCAAGCACAAGCCGTACCCCAACGGGAATCCCCGCATGGTCATGTGCAAGTACCGGGGCGAGAAGTGCCCGGACAAGATGATCCCGTTCAACCCCGGCTCCCGTCAGCAGCTTGCCCGGAGGCTCTCCGACAAGTACGGGTGGGTCCCCCGGGAGCTCACGGCCAAGGGGAACCCGGCGCTACACGAGGCCGCGCTCATGGACATCGCCCGGATCTATCCCATCGCCGCAAAGGTCGCGGAGTACCACATCATCAAGGCTCGCATCGGCGTGCTCTCTGACGGGGACCAGGCGTACTTCAAGCTCTGTGACGAGAACGATGTGCTCCACGGTCGTACGATCTCCACGGGGACCGTGACGGGCCGCTGTGCCCACCGGAGCCCCAACACGGGGAACATCTGCTCCATCAGGAAGCCCTACGGCAAGGAGATGCGCTCCATCTTCATCCCGTTCAACGGGTACAGGCAGGCGGGCTTCGACGCTGACGGCCTCGAACTCCGTATGCTGGCGAATCGTCTGGCCCCCTACGACGGCGGGGCTTACGCGAACGCTGTCCACTCCGGCAAGAAGGAGGAGGGCACCGATGTCCACACCATGCACGCCCAGGCGATCTCTGAAATCTTCGAGGTGGACAGGAACGGAGGAAAACAGATTTCCTACGCCTTCCTCTACGGGGCTGGTGACAAGCTGCTGGGACGCTTGGTGCAGGGCGGGGCCAAGAAGGGTGCCGCTGTCCGCCGGGCGCTCATCAAGAAGATCGACGGGATGGATCTGCTTCAGGACAAGCTGGCCGCAGACTTCAAGCGGGGGTACGTTGAGTCCCTCCTCGGTATGCGGGTCGGCATTCGCCACGAGCACGCCGTCCTGAACTCCCAGCTTCAGAGCGACGGTGCGGCGGTCATGAAGATGGTCCCCGTCCTGCTGGAGCAATTCCTAGAAGAGTCTGGTGTCCGTGTGGGCACCGACTATTTTGCCACCGGGCATATCCACGATGAGGTTCAGGGCTCACTGCGGCCCGGCCTCGAAGACACCTTCTCCGCTTGTGTGGAGAGGGCTTTCAACGAAACGCAGAGACTCCTCGAAATCCAGGTGCCCCTCGTGGGCTCCGCAGACTTCGGCTCCTCCTGGGCCGACACCCACTGATATGACGAACGTACTCATTGACGCCGACGAGCTCATCTACAAGGCCTGTGCCGCCGCCGAATACGACCTGGAGATGGGCGGCAACCATGTCCTCATGTCCGACTTCGGGACGACCCAGCGGATTTTCTGTGACCAGGAGGCCAAGATTTGCGAGGCTCTGGGGGCTGAGGAGGTCGTCATGGCCCTCTCAGACCGCAAGAACTTCCGCAAGGATGTCCTCCCGACCTACAAGTCGAACCGGAAGAACTCCCGTAAGCCCCTCGCCTTCCCCCGGCTTCGCCAGTGGGTGGAGGACGAGTACCACACCATCGAGCGCCCCGGACTGGAAGCCGACGACCTCCTGGGGATCTTCCACGGGGACTTCGACTACATCGCGGCATCGGACAAGGACTTGCTGACCATCCCCACGAAGGTCTACTCCCTGATGCGGGACAAGGTTACCGAGGTCTCCCCGGCCCAGGCGAACTACAACTGGCTCCTCCAGACCCTGGTGGGGGACCGGGTGGACGGCTACGCTGGGTGCCCCGGAATGGGACCCGTGAAGGCCAAGGCGTTCCTGGATCGCGCTGGGAGTATCCCAGGTGAGATTTCAGGCGGGGAGATCCCCGAGACCTGGGCGGCTATCGTGGAGGCCTTTGAGGACAAGGAGCTGACCGCCGAGGACGCTCTCCAGCAGGCCCGCGTGGCCCGTATCCTCCGGCCCCTGGACTGGGACGAGGAGGCCCAAAAACCCGTCCTGTGGACCCCCTGAGAGTTTGGGTACCCCTAAGATAACTTCCATGAATACCGACATCGTAAAGACGATCATCGAGGAGGCCAAGGACCGCTTTCCCACCCGGAACGCCTCCGAGCGCCTCGACTCGACCCCGGACCCCCTGGCCCTGCTCCCTGGCATCATGCGGGACGCTGGACGGAAAGAGGTCCTCGATTACTTCATCTCCCGGCTGACGGGGGAGTACGACATCAGGTTCGACGCGCCCAAGGAGGCCCCCGAGCCTTCCGGCCCGGTCCCTGTGGACCAGTACCTCAACCGATAATATGTGCGGAAAAACCCCTAAGCCTCCCAGCATCCAGGAGATCCCCAAGCCCCCGGCACCCGCTGAGACGGCTGTGAGGGTCCAGGAGACCGCTGAGGCCTCTGAGCAGGCCCAGGCGGGCGCCGCCCGACAGACCATGCGGCGCTTCGATGTCCGGCTTCCTGCCAACTTCGACATCCCACGATGAAACGCTGCCGAACCTGCGGGGACAACCAGCCCGCTGCGGCCTACCACAAAGACGCTTCTGCACCTGACGGTCGCAGGAGCGTCTGTAGGCTTTGTAAGGCGGAAAGCGACCGCTGGGACAAGATCGAGCGCAGGTACTCCCTGTCCAAGGAGGCGTTTTACGAGCTCCTCGACTCCCAAGACGGGCGCTGTGCTATCTGCCTCGCACATATGCCGAAAGGCACCGCCGTGGTGGATCACTGCCACACCACTGGTATCGTCCGTGGCCTCCTGTGCGGGGGCTGCAACTCCGGCATCGGCCACCTGAAAGACGGTCGAGACCTTGACATCTTCGACCGCGCCAAGCGTTACCTCTCATGAACTCCCCCTCCCTCTCAACTCAGTACCGAGCCCTGGAACAGGTCCGGCACGAGTTTCTAGAGGTCGGCCACAAATCGGCTGTCCTCACCATCCCCTCCGTACAGCCGCGCGAGAACATGAACCGCGCGGAGTTCCCCAATAACTTCCAGAGCATCGGCGCACGCGGGGTGAACAACCTCAGCTCCAAGTTGATGCTGTCCCTCTTCCCGCCGACCCTGCCGTTCATGCGGCTGGAGATGTCGCCCGACGCGAAGGCCCAGATCGTGGCCGAGACGGGTGAGCAGTCCTCCACGGTCGTCTCGGAGATCGAGGCCTCCCTCCAACTCCTGGAGCAGCAGGCTCTCTCTGAGTTCGACACCGAGGGCTGGCGTCCCGCCCTGGCTGAGGCCATGCGGCTCCTGGTGGTGACGGGCAACGCCCTGATCTACGACCGCCCCGGCGGCAAGAGCCCCATCACCTCGGACCTCCGGCACTACGTTGTCGAGCGTGACCCGGACAACCGCCTCCGCACCGTTATCCTGCGGCAGGGGATCGGGCGCACGGACGCCGAGGAGCGCCTGGGCCATGAACTCACCCGCGAGCAGCAGAACTCGACCTCCGTGGACGCCTCGATGGAGGGCGGGATCCACAAAGAGGTCTTCGACCTGTTCACGGGAGCCCGCAGGCTCGCCAACGGTCGCTTCGAGTTCTTCCAGGAGATCGCCGGGGAGCCCATCGAGGGCACCCGCCGCGAGGTCTCCGAGGAGGACCTGCCCCTCATGCCTCTCCAGTTCTGCCCGATCTACGGGTACAGCTACGGGCGTGGCTTCGTTGAGGACCTCCACGGTGACCTGCTCGTCCTTGAGCAGATTTCCCGTGCCCTAGCGGAAGCCGCGCTGGTCATGAGCAAGGTCATCTTCCTCACCCGCCCCGGCTCCGCTACGAAGCCCGCATCCATCGCCAAGGCGCCCAACGGCTCTGTGCGTGTGGGGGACCCGGAGGACGTTGGTGCGGTCCAGGCCGAGAAGGGCCAAGACCTCGCCATCGCCTACCAGAAGCAGAACGACATCTCCCTTTCGCTCTCCAAGAGCTTCCTCCTGAACTCCTCCGTGCAGCGAGCAGGTGAGCGTGTGACCTCCGAGGAGATCCGCTTCGTCGCTCAGGAACTTGAGGACGCCCTTGGTAACACCTACGCGGCCCTGGCCCAGACGGTCCAGCGGCCCATCGTCCAGTACCTGTTCAACCGGATCCGCCGCACCATCCCCGGTATCCCGCAAGAGGTCCAGCCTGTGATCGCCACGGGCCTTGAGGCCATCTCGCGGAACCACAAGGCTATGCGGATCCAGCAGTTCCTGGGGGCTCTCCAGCAGAGCGTCCCGCCGGACCAGCTTGTGGACTTCATTCGATTCGACGCGGTTGCCGCCGACATGGCTACCGCGCTCAACCTGCCCAAAGACCAATACATTCGTACTCCAGAGGAGCTCGCCCAGATCATGCAGCAGCGACAGCAGCAGCAGGCAGTGGAAGCCCTCGGCCCCGAAATGATGCGCCAACAGGCCGCACAACCCCCCGCTTGATCTATGACTGACCAGAACCCCCAACCCGTTGACGTTACTCCCCAGCCCGTTCCGGCCCCGGCCCCCGTGGAGTCTCTTGAGATCCCTGCGGCCCCTGAGGCTGCCCCGGCGACCGCTGAGGACGTTGCGAAGCTCCAGGCTGAACTCCAGGAGATGCGGCGGCGCGACACGGCCCGTCAGGTCACCGAAGCCCTCGGCGGCGACAGCGTTGTCCGTGGTGCGATGGAGTGGGCCCAGCAGAACATGACCCAGCCGCAGCTTGACGCGATCAACGCGGACATGTCCCGTGCTTCTGTGGACGGCCAGACCGCCATCATGCGCGGCCTGATCGAGCAGTCGGGCGCCGCATCGGCCCCGTTCGCCCAGGGCACCGCTGCCCCGTCCGGGGTGGTCCCCTTTGCCTCCCATGAGGCTATGCTTGCGGCCCAGCGCGACCCGAAGTACGCGACGGACCCCGCTTACCGTGAAGACTTCATGCGACGCCTGGGCGTCTCCAACCTATGAAATACCTCCTTCCCCTTCTCTTCCTCCTCCCGCTGTTCGGCTGCGGCACCTTCTCCGAGTTCGGTGCCAAGTACGAGGCCATCGAGGAAGAAACCACCGTCCTGCTCGATAGCGTGGACGAGAGTTACACCGAGGGCGAGATCACCGCACTTGAGCGGGACGAGCTCGTCCGCGAGATCCTCAAGGAATCGTCGGAGCGGCTGGATGCTGCTGCCCGCGAGGCCGGGGATGATATCCTGACCACAGGCAACGACCTCATCGACATCCTCCTGCTTGTCCTCTTCGGAGGCGCGAGCGGCGGTGGTGTCCTGGCGTTGTCTCGCCGTATTCGCGGCCCCAAAGAATAAATCCCGAAAGGGTCACCCTGGCGCAGCCGGGGTGTATCTCACACACCGCAGAGGTCCCTAAGTCCCCGGCCAGGGCAGGACGCTGCGGTGCTGCCGTGTAGGAGTATGATGCAGCGACCCACCCAAGGGTGGACAAGTCGAAGACGCGGGCACTCCAGAATGGCAACCCTGTTACTTCACTCCCTACACACTTTACACTTTTAGCTATTATGGCTTACCCCACCGTTGACCCCGTGACCATCGCGGGCAACAAGAACCTCACGGGCACCGATCAGCTTCTGCTGACGATGTTCTCCGGCGAAGTCCTCAATGTCTTCCGTGACAAGAACCTGATGATGCAGAAGTCTCGCGTCATGACGGTCGGCGCGGGCAAGGACTTCCAGTTCCCGAAGATCGGTCAGGCCGACACCGCGTACCACGTTCGCGGCGAGTCGCTGCTCGACAACACCAAGAGCTACCTCTCGGACGTTGAGCACACGGACACCACGATTGCCGTGGACAAAGTGCTGCTTTCCAGCATCTTCGTTGACAACTGGGACGAGCTCGTCAAGCACTACGAGACCCGTTCGGAATACTCCTTCCAGCTTGGCGCGGCCCTGGCCCGCAAGATGGACAAGCAGCTCTTCGCGCTCGCCACGAACCACGCGCTTGCCTCCGTTGGCTCGGACTTCACCGAGGCGATCAACGCCGACAAGACGGACTCCCAGCTCATCAACAAGACGGGCGTGAACGGAACCGACACCGCGGGTATGCAGGCCCTCGAAGACGCGATGGTCGCTGCGGCCTCCGGCTTCGCGGAGCGCGATGTCCCGATGGACGACGTTACGTTCTTCATCCGCCCGGACCAATACTACGCCCTCCAGAAGTACGGCGCCCTCCTCAACACCGACTTCGGCAACGCCGGGAACGGTTCGCAGGCGAACGGCGCGATCTTCAAGGGCTACGGGTTTAACATCGAGTGGACGAACCACCTCCCGCAAAGCGCCGTCACCCCCGGCTCTGGCGAGAACTCGGACTACACCACCGCCCGTGGTGTGACCGCCCTCGCGATGGAGCGTGGTGCCATCGGCACCGTCATGCGCCAGAGCGTCCAGACCGAGACCGACTACCAGGTCGAGCGTCAGGGCACCCTGCTTGTCTCCAAGATCGTCTGCGGCCACGGGGTTCTTCGCCCCGAGTGCCTTGCCACGATCTACGACAGCGCCATCGCCCAGGCCTGATCCTAGTCTCTGAGGTTCACCTCAACCCCGGCGGCATCCCTGAATTTTCGGGGGTGCCGCCACCCTTTTATCCCCCCGCACACATGAGCACCTTCAACGAACTCGCAGCCGTCAACCGGATTCTCGCCGGGCAGGGACTTCCCCCGGTAAACACCATCGACGGCGCGACCTCAAAGAACACGCAGATTGCCCTGTCAATCCTGCGACAAATCTCCACCGACGTACAGGCTGAGGGCTGGTCCTTCAACACCGAGTACGACTTCACCCTGGCCCAGGACGCGGCCACGGGCGAGGTCCCGGTACCTGAGAACGTCACCCGCTGGTACTCGGACGATGAGCCCTGGTTGATCCAGCGCGGCACTCGTCTGTACGACCGCCGAGACAAAACCTACGTCCACGACGGAGCGAAGGAGGGCACGGCCCAGCTTCAGCTTGAGTGGGACGAACTCCCCATCGAGGCCAAGACCTACATCGCAGCCCGCGCAGCCCGCGTGGTCTACGAGCAGTACGTCGGGGCCGACGAGGGTCGCCAGAACCTCTATGTGGAGGAGAAGAACGCTCAGATGATCCTGGACCAGCGTGAGGCGGACACCGGACACATCTCGATGCTGAACGATATGTACCTCCCGTTCCTCAAAGGTTCCAACTACGTCCCCGGAACTCCCCGCTACCCTAACGTGTAATGACTTTCCGCCAATCTGTCCCGGCCTTCCTGGGCGGCATCTCCCAGCAGTCGAAGGCGATCCGCCCTACGAACCTGGTGGACGACTCCGTGAACATGGAGTACCTGCCGACCGAGGGGGCGACCAAACGGTTCCCCACTGAGCATGTGGAGGAATATCTGATTGAGATGGACCCCGCGAAGACTCAGGTGGTTGCGATGTCTCGCGACGATGCGGACTTCCTGGTTGCCGTGGACGATACGGCGGTCAAGGTCTTCAACGCTGATGGGACCATCGAGAGCGTCACGGTGCCCTCCGGGGCCTTTGACTACCTCTCCGGAGCCACACACGGCAGCTTCCGGTTCCAGCAGGTGGCCGACACGCTCTACGTCTCGAACGTGGATGTGAC